GTCCACTTGTTATCATATAAACAATCATCTAAAATGACAAATGCCCTAGGATCTATATTCGTTCGCTTATAAGCATCCATCTCCTTTTTCACTTGTTTCAATACTGTTTTTTGTCGTTTCAATATATTTTCTATAATCCCACTATTATATTCATCATGAATAAATAATTTTGGGACATGCTCACTAAAAAAACCGTTACCAGCTTCCGTACCAGAAATCACAGTTCCTATCGGAATATCTTGATGATAATACAATAAGTCTCTTACTAAGAAACTCTTTCCCGTGTCTCTTCTTCCAATTAAAACTACGACCGGACCCTTATTTTCGTCTGGTCGAAAGCTAATATTTTTCATATCAAATTTTTTCATATCCAACGACATGATTAACTTCTAAACAGAAAAAAATTATAAATGAATTACGAAAAATAAGTTTAAATGAATTATTATATTTACTTTAAGAATAATAAAGAATGAACTTTTCATTGTATTATCGAAAAAACAAAAACGATGAATTGTTTCGCCGTTTAGAAAACTCTACCTTAGGTTTAGAGAAACTACAAAACTATGTGCCATTGTATGAAAAATTCTTTTCACTTAACTCATCCAATTTTAACAGCATTAATTTAAATCAAAAATATTATCTTCATTCCATTAACGAAGAGGTAGATACACACTCATTGGAGGTAAATGTAGCCGATAATTCAAACAATTTGCTGAAGAGAAGTGTTTTTTGTAAATTTTCCCCTTTATTGGATCCGCTTAAATATCTAACTGGCAAATATGACCTATCTGGAAACTCAGCTATTACCTTGCCACAATTTAATACTAGTAATGCTTTTCCTAAATTACTAGACAAAAATAATACCGCATATGTTGATGCGTTTTTTACCTATTTATCTAGTCAATTATTACACAATTATGATTTTTTAAATAGTATAGATTATTATGGTGCGTTTATATGTCAGCAAAAGAAATTTATTTATAATATTGCTGATGATATAGATTACTTGAACGAAAATGACTTTTTCCATGAAACTAAAAATCGTTATTATGCGATTGAAAACGATGAGCATAGTAAAATATTTAATATAGATTCTCGCACAAATAAGAAAAAGCTTATGATTAATGACAAACTAGATAAAATAGAGTTGGATACATTTTCAATGGATGATTTTGTTGTTTTTTCTAATGCGGAACCCGAACAAACACCACTTTCTCAAGACACTTTATCTGGTAAACCACCGTCGACCTCATTACAAATTATAGATTTGAGTGATGTTTGTATTTATAATCATATGTTAAAGAAATCAGCATCTATATCGTCGGCTTCTACATATAGTTCCAAGTCGTCTAATACATCTGATGGAAATGAAGGTGAACATAGCGGTGATGAACATTCAAATGATGATGATGATGGTGATGCGGATGGTGATGATGGTGATGCGGATGATGGTGATGCGGATGGTCGTGATGCTGCTGATCATGATGATGATGACGATGAAGACGATGAAGACGATGAAGATGATGATGACACTGGCGATATATATTGTTCTATTTTCAATTTTCCAGTACAAATGATTACATTGGAAAAATGCGAAAATACACTCGATTATTTGATGGAAGAAGATTTGTTGGAAGAAAACGAATGGATTTCTTGTTTATTCCAAATTATTATTAGTTTATCTGTATTTCAAAAAGCATTTTCTTTTACACATAATGATTTACACACAAATAATGTCATGTATATTCCAACAGAAAAACAATTTTTATATTACACATTTAACAATATTACCTATAAGGTTCCTACTTATGGCAAAATATATAAAATAATCGATTTTGGTAGAGCTATCTACAAGTTTAATGGACAACTTATGTGCAGTGATAGCTTTCATCCAAAGGGTGATGCCGGTTCCCAATACAATTGCGAACCTTATATGGACGAAAATAAACCTCGACTAGAACCAAATCCTAGTTTTGATTTATGTAGACTAGCATGTTGTTTATATGACCATTTTGTAGAAGATATATTTGAAGCTGAAGATATTATTAAGACAAATAAATTAGCCAGCATCATTAACGATTGGTTAATCGACGATAAAGGCAGAAATATTTTGTATAAGAATAGCGGGGAAGAGAGATATCCAGAGTTTAAATTATATAAAATGATAGCAAGAACTGTTCATGGTGCTATTCCATCCGCCCAGTTAGGAAATGAATTGTTTAAAAACTACATTACCAGTAAGAAGAAACTCAGTAAAAATGCTAAAATTATGAATTTGGATAGTATTCCCAATTTTCAATAATTTATACCAAGTAAAGTAACTATATAAGTTTAACTGATTTATGATTTTTATTATTTATCGAAATAATAAAAATTTATTCATGGTTTATTCATGTGTTATTAATTACAATAGTAGTAGCAAAGTTGTTATCTAAATTTAAAAAGACGGATTATCAACGAACGCCATTGTCGTTTTTCCACCAGTTTTAACATCTGTGATATTGCTATCAAATTGTGAATATAAATAGATTCCAACTACCGACGCAAAATATACAAATAATGATTCTTTTATCACTACTTTTAATGGTTTCTTTTCATCATCTGGCACAAACTTCATTTCTAAGAATTTAAATAAGAAAAAAACTGTTGATATGGCTAAAGCATATATAAGTACTTCTGTCATTTACAATACACTAAAATAAAGTTTCTTCTATTTTTACGAATCTTTTTACATATTTGTCATACTTTTAAAAAAGCATGTTTTCTAAAAGTATAATTATCTATTTTGCCATACTTTTTCTAAAAGTATAATTATCTATTTTGCCATACTTTTTCTAAAAGTATGTTTCTAAAAGTATGTTTCTAAAAGTATGATTATGCCAATATTTCAATTTCTTCCAAACCTAGTGGCACCTTATTTATTTGCTTTGGTCTTTCTAAATCATGTATATCCATATCGGTTAAACTGATCTTTTCGCCTATTTTTAGCCTATCATCGTCATCATCATCACTATCTGAGTGCTCATCTAATTTCCTAGAATCGTTCCTATCGCGACTAATCTGTTCCAATCGTTCCATCGTTTTAGGAGCTAAAATATCTTCCATCTTTTTATTAATTCCAATAGCATTATCTATATCATTAAAACGAAGTTTGTCTTTTTTCGGTTCATTTTCTAACGGCTCTATTTCCATATTTGCTCGTTTTATGTCCGCCTCGTCACTTTGTGTTTTATCCTCATCCGTCTTGTCTTCCTCTTCCACAACTGGTTCGGTTGAAATAATTTCCTCACTTTCTTCTACTTGAGTATCATCCTCAATTGTTTCATCCAAATACACCTTTAAAATATTCTCAACTGGAATATTCTCTCTAATCGTATTTAATATTTGCTCTCTAATTATCAATTCCAATTCGCGATTATGTTTTTGTATTTGAAGAGGGCTTATATTTTTCTCAAACAAATAAATATTGGTATATATTTTTCTCGCCGCGTTTATGTATATTTTATGAACAAAATCAGTCAATGTGGGAATATTAATATCAATCTTCTTCTGCTTATTACCAACTCGCATACATGTCAAACTTTTTAATTGAATAATGTGAACACAGCTGATTAAATCAGTTAAATATCCACACTTGCTCTTTTCCACAATTCTATTCGTTTCCGCCGTCACAATTGCTGGATTCCACTTAGGAATGCGTACTAAAAAATTCTGATATGTCATTAAATATTTCTCTAATTCGTCGTTTTCCTCACATAATTTCCACGATTCATCGAATATAGATTTAAATCCCTCTATTACTAAAGGTGTAAGAATGTTAATTAAACGCGCGCACCACTCGTTTCTAGACTCTTGTAAACTTGATACTGAATAGTCGTCCATTTACATAAAAGAAATATTTTCTAATGAGTAATCTAAACGCTTTAATACGAAATTTAATATACATGCCATCAATAATCGCTCTTCTCTAAATTCCCCCTTTATCTTTTGAATAAATACTAAATATTCGTATTTTTTTATTTCCTCTATTTTCAATTCTTTAATATATTCAACCAAGTCTAAAGCGCTATACCCCTTTTCATACAATGTCTCACTTATTTCAATCACATTGCCCTCTTTTATTTTGTCAAACTCAGTCTTAAATTTTGTCCGTTTTTGTTTGTCATATTTTAAAACTGAAAAACATGCGTCTAAATTGTATCTATGTAAATTAACTTCCTTGCCATTTATTAGTGGTTCCGGTATAAATATCTCGCAGAATCTAGACAAAATTGGCTTTAACAATTTATACTTGTCATCCACTATAATAAAAAACCTTGTCGAGTGACTAAATAACTCGATACATCTTCTTAATGCGGATTGCGCATCTATTGTGAGTTTGTCAGCATTCAATAATATGATACTCTTAAATA